ATTCATCTTTACCAGATAATTTATTTAAATATTTTGGTGTTTGGCCTTCTAATAATGCACGACCTTGCCAATAATAAATTTCATCGTTATTATCATAAAATGGTATAATCATTCTATTAGAGTAAATACTTCCTTTACCAGGCAATGCTATAAAAAATTTTGACCAAATTGATTCTGGTATATATCTTGCTTTGCATTGTTCTATTGCTAATTTACATAACTTATGATTATCTGTAATTGGAATAAAAAACTCTAAGGATTTATCTTCTTTAATTTTCTTTGCTGTAGTTCGTTCTCGTCGTTCTACAACTAATTTTTCTTCTAAGTTTTTAATTATTTCAGTATTATCACGTTTGATATCTGAAAGTAAATCTGATTGATATGCATCATAAATGTATGGAGCAGTATATTCTAACCACTTTTCACCAGACCATGCATTGCCTTCACCAGATGCTCTACAGTCACCTTCATTAAAACATTTATAAGTCCAGTATGTTTTGCCTAAGCCTCTGTATAATCTAAGATGTCCTCTTTTATTTCCAGCTTTCTTACCATCACCGCAAAGATTACATTTAAAATTGTATTCATCACGACCAGCAATGCAACCATCCATAGATAATGCGGCTTGTCTTAAATATTGACTCAGTATGCTTGTTTTTAATATATCGTCCATAATAGTAATCATGAAAAAGAGAAGACTGCCCATGTGCCCTCTCTTTTTCAAATTTTAAACTAATTGCTTAGTCTTCTCTTTTCTTGTTTTTCAATTTTTCAAATATTTTTGAACGCGCTGTTGACTTATCATCTTCAGCTGGAACTTTAATATCATCTTGTAATGAATCACTTGGCTCACTAGTATCTATATCAGGTACTTCATCTTCAGAAATTGTTTCTGAATCAGCACTTGGTGCTGTAATACCAGTTTTCGCTTTATATAAGGCTGCAAGTACATTATAACTCTTAAACTTGTCGTCTGAAACGAAAGGTTTAATGTCATATAGTTTTTCATCTATTGCATCAATTTCTTCTTCAGTTTTTGCGATCTGAGAAGGATCTTTGAAACGAGATGAATCATAGTTGTTATATCCACCAACCATTTTTTGAGCTAATACAAAGTTTGCACCTTCATAATAATCAAATGGGTTGAAAGGTTCATCAACTTTACCTTCAATACCTTCAATAATTTTATCATGAATCTTTTTACCATAACGGAATAAGAAAACTTTTCCTTCACGTTCTGGACAGGCTTCATCTTTAATTACTAAAATATTAGAATAGAAACTTAACTTGCGCTTGCGAGCACGAGCTTCATCTTCTTGATCGTTATTCCAGTAAATATTGTTTTGTTTACATGCTGGGCATTCTTTTCCAATTGTAGTAGGACATGCTTCAATGTAATAGCCGTTATTTGATTTAAATCCATGTTCATAGATTTTAGCGAATGGAACATCACTGTCTGGTGCTGGTAAAAATCTAATGATCGCAGTACCAGTACCGTCTTCACCTGATTTCAATTTAAAGATACGCTCATCAGCTTTAAAGCCTCCGTTATCTTGAACTGCTGATTTTAAATCACCAAAACTCATCTGTGCTCTTCTTTCTCTTCTAGCCATCTTTTTTTTTCTCCTTTACGATTCTTTATGTTTCGTTTTTGTTTTTTTTTTGTTTTGTTTTTGTTTCGTTATAGAAATCTAATTTAGACCTCTAATTATATATATCTTTAATATAGTATATCTTTTTAATAAAAACCCTATAAATATTCGATTCTTTATCCTCTTGTCTATTTTTTTCATAAAAAGCAAGATTATTAATAAAAAATATAGGACTAATTACACCTTGAATTATTAATTCATAAGCATAACTTGTTCCAATATCATTTGTATTAAATAATAAGTTATAATCCTGGATATTACCAGATGTATCAAATGATGCCAGTGCATTATTAACTATTTCAAGATCATCAGTATATCTTTTATTTGAAAAAATATAACTAGCATCTTTTACACTTGTATCTTTAATTTCATTTAATTTTAATTTAGGTTCCCATAAATAATATAAAACAATAAATGCTAATAAATCATCATAAGTATAAAAACAATTTTCAATATCATTATAAATTCTTTTATAATTTCTTTTAGAATAATCATTTGATCTATCTAATGGAAATGTACCAACATTTCTATGTACATCTTTAACTCTTTGATTACGTTCAAATAAGGACTTTGTATTTAATATTAGACTACAAATTTGAACTACACTATTGTTAATAGACATTTTTTACCTTTTCTTTTTAATATTATATTTCTTAGCCATTAATGATTTAACTAATAGGATGTTTTCAGCATTTAAACATTTAAATATTTCTTTATAACAAAAATCATCTTCTAAAAATGTTAATGAATCACAAATATCTATTTCACCATTTAAATGAAAATCTTTTAGTAAGTAATTAAACTTATAAAACATTGTAGCATTTTTCTTTTTTTCTTTTAGTAGACCACTTAAATCAATTCCAGCATTTTCAACTTTTTGTTTAAATTCAACTTGCATTATGCTATGATAAATACTTTGTTCAATTGAATCATCAACTTGTTTAGTTTTAATCTGTATTTTTTCTAAGTTACTCACATCTTTATTCATTAATCGTCCTCTAGTATTTTACTTCTTCTTGATTTTCTTGACTGTGTTGAAACTTTTTTCATAATATCAATAGCAGTATCGATTTTTTCTTCTTTCATAGATCCAATATCATCCATAACATCATAAATTCTCATTTTTGCTGGTTCAACACCAATAATAGCTTTTGATAATTTTGTTTTATCACTACTTCTTGATTTTAAAACTTTTATTGCATACATTCCTTCTGAAGCTAAATCTGGAGGTGCTGTAACGCCTAAAATAAAATCAGCTTTAAAAGTAGAACCGATAGATGCTGCAGTATCGCCTAAGCCAACTTCAGCAGAATCTATTCCACCTCTATTTAATTGTAATCCAGAAACCATTGGAATTCCAAACTCTACACCAATTGAACGTACTTCATCAGTAATATTTGTTAATTCAGTATTAGAGTCGTAATTTTTTCCTAAACGAATAGGTAACATACAACCAATATAATCTACAAATATAACATCTGGTTTAAAGTTCTTTTTCATTTCATATTCTTTTAATAATAATCGAATATGATTAGCGTTTTTAGTACCTGAAGGCCAACCAACGATTTCTAAGTTACCATTAAATCTATCCATAGCTCTATCATAAACTTCTTTAAATTTATCTTTAGTCATAAACTTAATATCATCAATTTCTATATCAAATAGATTTCCTTGAAAACGTTTAGATAAAATATCTTCTTGCTCTTCCATAGAAATATATAAAACATTTTTATTTTGTAGTAATATATTTGTAGCAATTGCAACTTGTATTAATGTCTTACCAACATTAGTTCCAGCTGAGAATAAAGTGATTGCCATTGAAGGTAAACCACCATTCATCATTTTATCTAAAGTATCAACTCCAGTAGATATGAAATAATCTTTATTATGATGTATTTCATACATTCTTTCCCAATCACTATCAATTGATAAACCTAAATTATTATCAAAAGAAAAAGCTAATGCTTCTTGCATATTTGAGTATGCTTCAGTCATTTGTAATGTGTCACCATTATCTAATGCTTTTTTGCCATCAATTAATGCTTGAAAATACAATTTGTCAGAGAAAAATGTTTCAACTTCATCTAAGACAAATTGTTCGCTTAATTCAGAGGTATCAGTATTTAATGCTGTTCTTACAATATCAAAAACTTCTTCCGTAGTATATAATTGCATTTCTGAAGAAGATGGAAACTTATTGTACTTTTCATAAAATTCAATAATATTATTTATTAATTTTTGACTTGATTCACTAGAAAACACACGAGGATCAAGATAAGGTAATATCTTATCTTGAGCTTCTGCATTAGTAAATAATGTTTTAATTAATAATTTTTCAAAGAAAATGGGATCCATCTTACTCCTTAATTAGTTGTTTATCTTTAATATCTATATATCTTTAATATAGTTATATAATATACTTATCTTTGATCATCTCAGAAAAATTAGTCTGCTTTAGGATCCTATCCCACCATTCATCATCAGTAAAAGCATCATCTTTAGAGATTTTAAACTCTTCACCTGTTGCCTTATCAATATAGACCCATGCTCCTTTATAACCAATCTTTCCAGTCTCCAAGATTCCAAACTCTTCAGCTAGATCTCCTAAACCAGAATACTTAAGAATACCTCTATCCCATTGTACACTAATTGGGAATTTACTTCCTTCTTTAATATGTCTGGACTTATCAATATTGATTGAAAATGTAAATCCAAGTAATTCTTTATCTTTACCTGTCTTACCATTTGTTTCTTGAGCTTTACCAACAAACCAGATAGTATTTGATGCAAATACACCACCTTCACCACCTTTTAGTTTATCTTTTGCAAACATTTCAATAGTTTTATATGTATGATTAATAACAACACATGTAATGCCTTTAATATTTACTTTTGGTATAATTATTCTATAGAAACTATTTAATTGTTTTGCTCTAGTAAAATCTACTTTAATATC